ATTAAGGGTAGGAACGAAGGTACTGATCATGAGCTTCAGGACTCCGTAAGAGGTTCTACTAAATACCTTAACTCAAATGATAATGGGGCGGAAGCAACGGAGACGGAAGGTGTAAAATCTTTTGATGCTGATGGGTATACTCTAGGCGATGCCAATTATTGGAATTGGACTGCTAAAACTTTTGTAGGCTGGAGCTGGAAAGCAGGGACAACCAGTGGAATTACAACGAATGGCTCAACAACAATTACACCATCATCTTATTCATTTAATCAAACCTCAGGATTTTCAATCTTAGCCTATACAGGAAATATAACTTCAGGAGCAAAACTTGCTCATGGATTAGGTGTAGCACCTGATATGGTAATTTGCAAAGGTTTAGCCAATGCGGATAGTTGGACAGTTGGTCATAAATATACGGATCCTACAGCTCCATGGGATTATGCATTGATCTTAAATACTACTGCTATAAAAGATAATAGTGATAGCTATTGGAATGATACAGCTCCTGATACTGTTAATGTAACTCTTGGAAATGGTGATAATACTAATAGAGCCGCTACTTTAGTTGCTTATTGTTTTGCATCAAAACAAGGATTTTCAAAATTTGGAACTTATGAAGGAAATGGAAATGCCAATGGAGCTTTTGTTTACACAGGTTTTAGACCAGCTTTTGTTATAACTAAATCTGCTTCAGCAAGTGCTAATAGCTGGTATATGATGGATAGACTTAGAACTGTTGCATATAATCCACAAGATGGGAGATTAGAGGCTGATGGTAGTGGAGTAGAACAGTCAACTCCAGATATGGATTTGTGTGCTAATGGTTTTAAACTAAGGGCAAGTGATGGCGGATTTAATACTTCTGGAACTATGTATGTTTATATGGCTTTTGCAGAATCACCTTTGGTAAATTCAGAAGGCGTTCCGGGTAATGCTCGTATTTAATTCATTAATAACTCGTTAAAAAATTTCTGGGCCCATTTTTACTATACTCCCATAAAATATAGGATAGATTGAAGGAGTTGATCTCCATTAAAATCTAGTATATTTGTAGTGGAAACGGAATTTTCTATGCTACAAAAAGTATCTTTTTTACCAGGGTTCAATAAACAAGTGACTCCTACCGGTGCCGAAGGGCAATGGACCGGAGGAGATAATGTACGTTTTAGATATGGCACTCCTGAAAAAATAGGAGGCTGGGACCAGTTGGGCGAAGATAAACTAACAGGAGCGGGTCGAGCCTTACACCATTGGGATGATAACGCAGGAGTTAAATACGCTGCGATTGGTACCAACAGAATTTTATACGTCTATTCAGGCGGACAATTTTACGACATTCACCCTATTCGAACCACTATTGCAGGTTGTGATTTCACAAGTACTTCTTCTTCAACAACCGTAACTATCACCTTCCCAAGTCCTCACGGTCTAATCGATGATGACATTGTTTTAATGGACGGAGTTAGCGGAGTGACGGCGGTTGGTTCTACTTATACGGATGCTTCTTTTGAAGATATAAAATTTATGGTGACGTCAGCACCAACGGCGACGACCATTGAAGTGACGATGGCGGCAACTGAATCAGGAACCCCTTTAAGTAATTCAGGATCTGCTTCAGGGTTATGTTATTACAGTGTAGGACCCTCTCAACAATTAGGCGGCTTTGGTTTTGGAACAGGAACGTGGTCAGGATCTGCTTCAGGAGCGGCAACCACAACTCTAGTATCAACAATTGCAGCCGATGCTGGGGTGACGAGTGTTACCTTAACAGACTCATCAGCTTTTCCAACGTCAGGAGAAATTAGAATAGGCACAGAGGATATTTCTTTTACCGCTAATGATACCGCTACAGGAATTTTAAGCGGAGGAGCCCGTGCACAAAATGGAACTACTTTAGCGGAACATACAGCCGGTGCCACGATAACTGATATTTCAGACTATGTTGGCTGGGGTGAAGCGTCATCAGCCGACTACACAATTGATCCGGGTTTATGGGTTTTAGATAACTATGGAACTAAACTCATTGCCTTGATCTATAATGCTCAGTGCTTTGAATGGGATGCAGCAGCATCCAATCCAACAGGAACCAGAGCTACAATTATTAGTGGAGCACCCACAGCTTCAAGACACATGATCGTCTCGCCCGTTGATCGTCACTTAATTTTCTTAGGAACTGAAACAACGATTGGTGATTCTACAACTCAAGATGATATGTTTATACGATTCTCGGACCAGGAGTCCTTAAGTGATTATACCCCTTCAGCAACCAATACCGCGGGCACGCAAAGACTGGCCCAGGGTTCTCGAATCATGGGAGCAATTAGAGGTCGGGACACTATGTATATTTGGACCGACTCTGCCATCTTCTTGATGCGTTTTGTAGGTCAACCTTTTACCTTTTCTTTTGAACACGCAGGAACGAACTGTGGACTCATTGGAAAGAATGCCTGCATGGAAGTGGATGGAACCGCGTTCTGGATGTCAGAGAATGGTTTCTTTCAATACTCAGGTCAACTTCAATCGATGCCGTGCCTGGTAGAAGACCATGTTTTTGAAGGCTTAAATTTCACCCCGAGAGATTTAATTAATGCTGGACTGAATAACCTCTTTGGAGAAGTGAGTTGGTACTATTGTAGTTCAGGTTCGAATGTCGTAGATCGAGTCGTGACTTATAATTATTTAGAATCGGTGATGTTGAAAAAACCGATATGGTACACAGGAACTTTAGCACGAACGGCCTGGGCCGATTCTTCTGTCTTTGAAAAACCTCATGCCTGTTATTATACGACAGCGGATAATGCTTCCTATGATGTCGTGGGTAATACCGATGGCACTACCATTTATTATGAACAGGAAACAGGGACCGATCAAGTGGATGCCGGAGGAGTGATCACTGCGATTTCAGCTAGTGTTCTTTCAGGAGACTTTGATATTACTCAGAAACGAGCGGCACAGGGACAGCTTTTAGGAGCTCCCGATATACGAGGGGATGGAGAATATATTATGAAGATTAGAAGATTTTTGCCTGACTTTATTAGTCAAACTGGAGATACCAAGATTACTTTATTTTTAAGAGATTATCCGAACAGTAGTACTGCAAGTTCTCCATTAGGGCCCTTTACAATTGATTCAACTACTACTAAAGTAGATACACGCGCAAGGGCAAGAGCCATTGCGTTGCAAATAGAGAATACTGGCAGCAGTGGTGGGTCTTATCAGGCTCAGAACTGGAAGCTCGGAACATTTAGACTGGACATACAACCAGACGGGAGAAGATAATGGCATTACCAGGTTTTTATAGTCAAACAGATCAAGACATCTATGCAGGTGGAGATAAATTTATTCCTCAAGAACGATATCGATTAGGTCCTTACACTCCTCCTGCAATCATGGGACAAAATACAAATGCAGGAATTGTTAACACCCAAGCAGCTGGATCTTACATGGGTTATCCTAGTTATGAAGCATGGTTATTGGCACAAGGTGGCGGCGGTGGCGGAAACGGCGGCGTAGATGAAATTGAAGAAGACACATTTAGTATGGGTATGTCACCCGGAGCCATGGGTGGTAAGTTACCTGGTTTTGGAAACTGGGCTAAGAGAACTTTAGGTAGTCTCGGACATGCATACTCTAAACTTCCTACTCCAGGTAATCTTCTGATGAGAGGAATTAGGAAGTGGAGAGAAAACAGAGAAATTAAAAAAGAACAAAAAAGAATAGCAGAGGATCGCACAGGAATTGGTGAGCATGATAGAGGTACATTTACAGGCGATCATCCTGATGCACCTACCAAAACTCCGGAACAAGGAGGTTGGCATCCAGGAGTAGGAGGAGCTGATAGTGGAAGTGCTCAAGGATCAAGTTCACCGGCAGAACCAGGAGGTTGGCACCCAGGAGTAGCTGAAGGCGGAAGGATTGGATTCAAAGACGGCCTATCCGCATATCAATTATTTAAATTAAAAGAACTAGGTTATGGAAATGCGGGTTCTAATCCCGGTAGTTATGGTGGACTCGGGGTACTCAGAGATATCCTCAAGCTTCATAAGTATAAAGACGGCGGAAGGATTGGGTACCGAGACGGATTATTTGTAGATGAAAATATAGAAGGACCTGGTTATGATTTTAATGAAGGTATGGAAATAGCTTCCGCGCCCCATCCTATGGATGCATTGAATGATTTTTCCTTAGAAATATTTAATAAACCTTATGACCAATTAAATGATGAGGAAAGAGGAATCTTACATGATCTGGCTAACGAACAAGTAATGGGTGAACAAGATCAAGGCATAGCGAGTCTGGTATAATGGCAAAAATTGTACAGGCATTAACAAGAGCGAGTCAAGAATACGATCCTATAACTTTTGCATCCTTAATTCGAGATTTAGACGCCGTGATTAATAAACTGAATACTTCCTTTCAACAAGAACTCAAACAAGAGGTAGACGCTCAGGCGTTCTTTATCGAATAATGGCAGTTATTAATCAGTATAGATTTTATGGAGTCACAAGTACGGCAGCCGAAGGTCCTATTAAATTCTTCGGTACGACAACGATCAATGGAGTCGTTACTCAGAATCCTTTAATTAATGAAACGTATATTGTGAAGTCTTTACATGTGACGAATAAATCAGGATCCAATACGCCTACGATTACGATTACGAACAATGGTTTTGAGGTTATTAATACCCAAACTTTAACGGCTGCTACGAGTGTAGAGATTTTAAGCAATCCTATGGTGGTCGAAGGCAATACGGTTCTTTCTTATACGACCGTGGGAACGGTTAGCGATGGAGTAGACATCACGATTAGTTATTTAAATATTAAAAAAGAGGTTACAAGATAATGGAACTTAAAGCGGCGAAGGTAACAACAACGATCAGTAATTTAAAAACAGGGGAGAAATATAAGACCGAAGAAGAGTGGAAAGCCAAGGGAAT